ATGCTGGAACAAATGGGCATTGCCGCGAAGCAAGCCTCGTATAAATTAGCGCAACTCTCCAGCCGCGAAAAAAATCGCGTGCTGGAAAAAATCGCCGATGAACTGGAAGCACAAAGCGAAATCATCCTCAACGCTAACGCCCAGGATGTTGCTGACGCGCGTGCCAATGGCCTTGGCGAAGCGATGCTTGACCGTCTGGCACTGACGCCCGCACGGCTGAAAGGCATTGCCGATGATGTGCGCCAGGTGTGTAACCTCGCCGATCCGGTGGGGCAGGTAATCGATGGCAGCGTACTGGACAGCGGCCTGCGTCTTGAGCGTCGTCGCGTACCGCTGGGGGTTATTGGCGTGATTTATGAAGCGCGCCCGAACGTGACGGTTGATGTCGCTTCGCTGTGCCTGAAAACCGGTAACGCAGTGATTCTGCGTGGCGGTAAAGAAACCTGTCGCACTAACGCGGCAACGGTGGCGGTGATTCAGGACGCCCTGAAATCCTGTGGCTTACCGGTGGGTGCCGTGCAGGCGATTGATAATCCTGACCGTGCGCTGGTCAGTGAAATGCTGCGTATGGATAAATACATCGACATGCTGATCCCGCGTGGTGGCGCTGGTTTGCATAAACTGTGCCGCGAACAGTCGACGATCCCGGTGATCACAGGTGGTATAGGCGTATGCCATATTTATGTTGATGAAAGTGTAGAGATTGCTGAAGCATTAAAAGTGATCGTCAACGCGAAAACTCAGCGTCCGAGCACATGTAATACGGTAGAAACGTTGCTGGTGAATAAAAACATCGCCGATAGCTTCCTGCCCGCATTAAGCAAACAAATGGAGGAAAGCGGCGTGGCATTACACGCAGATGCAGCTGCGCTGGCGCAGTTGCAGACAGGCCCCGCGAAGGTGGTGGCTGTTAAAGCGGAAGAGTATGACGATGAGTTTCTGTCATTAGATTTGAACGTCAAAATCGTCAGTGATCTTGACGATGCCATCGCCCATATTCGTGAACACGGCACACAACACTCCGATGCGATCCTGACCCGCGATATGCGCAACGCCCAGCGTTTTGTTAACGAAGTGGATTCGTCCGCTGTTTACGTTAACGCCTCTACGCGTTTTACCGACGGCGGCCAGTTTGGACTAGGTGCGGAAGTGGCGGTAAGCACACAAAAACTCCACGCGCGTGGCCCAATGGGGCTGGAAGCACTGACCACTTACAAGTGGATCGGTATTGGTGATTACACCATTCGTGCGTAAATAAAACCGGGTGATGCAAAAGTAGCCATTTGATTCACAAGGCCATTGACGCATCGCCCGGTTAGTTTTAACCTTGTCCACCGTGATTCACGTTCGTGAACATGTCCTTTCAGGGCCGATATAGCTCAGTTGGTAGAGCAGCGCATTCGTAATGCGAAGGTCGTAGGTTCGACTCCTATTATCGGCACCATTTAAATCAATAAGTTACACATCATTAGTACCTTCCTTATTTTTTGACTGGGACAAATTTGGGACCGATGGGTTCAGGATCGAGTCTATTTGCCGTGCGTGTTCGGTAAGGTGATTAGGTGCAAGGTGAGCATATCGACGAACCATTTCGATAGACTCCCAGCCTCCCATTTCCTGTAACACTGACAACGGGACTCCGGCTTGAACCAGCCAACTTGCCCAGGTGTGTCTCAAGTCGTGAAATCTGAAATCATCAATACCAGCCCGTCTCAGCGCCGCTTTCCAGGCTGTGTTTGCGTCATACCGCATCTTCCTTACTGTTGGCGCTTTCGTTCCGTCTGGTTTGGTACAGCTTTCCTTGTACACAAATACCCAACGGTGATGATTCCCGATTTGTTTTTTCAATACGCGACATGCAGTATCATTCAGCGCAACGCCAATTGCGCGGTTTGATTTACTCTCTTCCGGGTTTATCCATGCCACCCGGCGCTGCATATCTATTTGTTGCCATTCAAGGTTGATGATGTTCGAGCGTCTTAAGCCTGTTGCCAGTGCAAATTCAACAACAGACTTTAATGGCTCCGGACATTCATCAATCAGCCTTTGTGCTTCATGGGGCTCCAGCCAGCGGATCCGTTTATTCTTTGGTTGAGGCACTTTAATAATTGGTGCCTTATCCAGCATTTTCCATTCACGCTCTGCGGCTCTTAGTAGGGCCTTTATAAATGAAAGATGCGTAGCCTTCGTTGCAACGGACGCTGGTTTTGGCGTGTATTCTGGAACAGGTTTCCCTTTTTTTCTGCATGCTTCTGCCCTGAGTTTCCAGTTTTCCTCATGACGCCGGTTCGTCATTTTCTGCATTGCTGAATAAATTTTTGATTCAGTAATGTCTCTTAGTTGCATTCCTGCGAAATGTTGAAGCCAGAATCCGATCCGGCTTTTGTCATCGTCCAGTGATTTTTTATGTGCTTTCTCTTCAAGCCACCTGACACACGCTTCCTCGAACGTTATATCAGGTATTTCACCAAGTTTGCTGACCCGCCATGCTTCAGCCTTTAGCTTGTCATGGAGTTCTGTCGCCTGCCTTTTGTCCTTTGTTCCAAGAGACTGTTTAAATCTTTTACCGTTCGGCAATGTGAAACTGGCGTACCATATTTCACCTCTGCGGAAGAGTGACATTTTCTTTCCTCTGTTATGCCATCACCCGCGCTCACCTGGACAGTATGCAGCGGAGATTGAAGAGCCGCAATGCAGGCTTGTCGTGTTGTGAGGTAAGGAGATTTATTCTTAGTGGGATCTTTGCGTGTTGCCTGAAGACGCCCTGTGCGTATCCAGTTAATGGCAGTCGGTCTGGATATCTTGAGAAAATGACAGGCCTCATCGAGTGTGAGGCTGTATGGCTCCATTATTTCACCTCTTGCTGTGACATTGTTGAGAAATGGATACCAGCTCGTTGCTGCCAGACGATCCAACCGAGAGTCATATCCCATGCCATGTATTCGTTATCGCCGTTTTTTGCTCTCCGACGATCTACTAAGTCACCAAAACGCTTTTCCATGAATAATTCATAAGCTTCGCGTTCATCTGGTTCTACTTCCAGAGATAGGAGTGCGATTTCATAAGCACGGCGCTCAATATCGTCTCGCACGTCAAGGCTGCTGATACGCTCTTTAATTTCTTTAATCAGTTCTTTGTCGGTAAAAGTGGTCATTATGCTCCAGCCTCCGGTGCTTTTGGCATTACTGCCCAGTGAGTGATATTGACGTTTTCAAGGTCCCCGACCTGAAATGTCCACTGCCATTCTCCGGTTTCTTTTTGTCCCCAGGTGTACCAGAGAGAACGCCAGCCAATCAGCCAGCCTTCTCCGTTAGCATCGAATAACAAAACACTTTCATTTGCTGGTGGCAGTTCAGTTGACACTGGTATTACTTTGTTTTCCAGTGCCGCACATTTAGCTTCAAGCGCGTCGAATTTACGTACCAGGTACTCAGCATTTGTTTCGTTCACTTTCAGATCTCGCGGTACACATTTCCCGCGAAGAAACCCTTCCATTTCGAAAACATTCATGCGCATTTGCGTAACTCCGATAACTCGTTAAAACGTTCCATAAACATCCCGTAGGCATGGCTAGGTGCCAGTGGAATCACGTTGAACATCTCTGTTGCCGGGATGCCTTCCAGTACAGGCCAGAAAGAGCCATCATCAAGCCCGAGATCGCGGCGTTCGGTTGCCAGCATGATAAGATCGGCATATTTCACGGGCGTACTCATAACTGGGGGTAACCCGTATTTCTCACGGATTACGGCGTCAATTTTTTCTTCCATCCGTTTATAGTCAGGCAGAAGGCGTTTCAGTGGAGCGGGAATATCCTGGCAATACGCTTCTGTTGCATCATGCATTAACGCTTCAAAAGCAAATTCCTGCGGCACCAGCTGGCTGCAAAGCACCGCATGTTGGGCGACACTGTAGAAGTGAGAAAGATGACCGGCAAAGCGGCAGATATTTGAAAGGGAAACCGCGATATCGTTAATCACGATGTCGTCTTTATTTATCTTGTCATAATAAAAATGCTTCCCGGAAAAAGTTTTAATAAATGACATTTTGTTCTCCACGTATATGCGCTGCACCGCGCTGAGTTTGGGTAAAAGGAAGCCCTCACCATCCGGTGATTATTGAGTTAATTACGTTTCCATAAATGCCCCCGCAGGGGCATTTGCAGTAATGAAATCAGGCGGTGAAAGTACCAATAAAGGTTTCTACTTTGCTGTCTTTGAATTTTTCAACAAGCAGATCACGAAATTCGTTAGCCATTTCTTCCTGCACTGCTTCCAGCTGAATAATGCGCAGAACCAGTACAGGGCGATCACCAGTGATAATGCTGAGGCGTAATTTAAACGGACGTTCTTTCAGGCCTTCAAACGGAACGCATTTAAACTCAAATGCTACTGGCATAATGTCTTTGGTTTTCGCTTCGACAGACTCCATCAGAGAGCGTTTGCCGCTGAAGTCATTGTCTTCAAAATCAGCGGTCTGGTTTGCTTCAATCGTGATTTTACGGACCGCCGCAGCCGCTTTTGTTGCCTGAATGGCGTCACCATTAGCATCAAAGCCCACAAGGTAGTCGGCCCAGTCTTCAATCCATTCTGCCAGTGACTTCTGGGAGTTACGCTCGCCGTTAACAGACAACAGGGCAGAGAACGGTGCTGTCTTTTTCAGTTTGAGAGTGGCGGTGTTATCTGCGTGACCTGGTTCATCAATAGTACCCAGGTTAAGCACACTGACGGCACGCATATTATCAGCATCGATAAAGCAGCGGGTGCCTTCATCTGCAAGATCTTTAGAATAACGGGTAAAATCATCGATGCTGGCAGTGGAAAGCGCGCCACGGAAACGGAAGCGATTTAAATTAAATTTTTCCAGATCATGAATGCGGAAATTCTCAGGCAATGCCACAGCATCGGCACCAATCTTACTGATAATTTCATTAACACCCTGAGCAGAAATAAGGGCATGGATTTGATTAATTGCGGTTGCGTCTAAGTTCTGAGACATAATAAGTCCTCACTATATAAAGATATTCAGTGATGAGATAAATAATCAGTTAATTAAGAACGATATTAATGACCTGCTGCGCGTAGTTTTCCGTCAGGTTCACCGGCAAGAGTCAGTAATTGTCCCTGGTCTTTCTGCAGAATAGTCAGGCGACCACCGCGATTGACATACATCGGCGTTTCGGTGGTGTCTTCTTCGGAAATTTTCCCGCGGTTAGTCGGGCGAACATATGAGAGTTTGTGTTTGATTTTCACACGGTTCTCATCAAATGGTTCGATTTCCAGGTTGAGTGAGACCTTACCTTTGGTTTTCGTGTTCATCACACCGGAAGCGACTTCACTGAGAACTGCGCCGATTTTGGTTTCAAATACGCCGCCGTCCAGCTCCCCGATAAATGCCTGCACATCAGTACTGCGTTCGCTAGCCATTTTGCTGTTCCTCATCATATCGACCCTGCAAGGTCGGTTGGTTTCTCCACAAAACAGAGAAGAACACCTGCGGTGGCAGCCGCCCGGATGGATTGGGTTATGAGCCCGTCGTCCGGTGATGCTCTTCTCTGTTTTGTAAAAAGAGCGGTACCAGCCGGAAGCAAGTGTACAAACTGGTACCGCCAAAGCAGTGGCTGTTGTGGTGGGGTTGTCACTCAGGCGTATGGTCAACCTGACAATCCGGTGTCCTCAACGGGGAAAGAGTAACCCCGCCATACTTACCGCCGCGCCATTTCGCGGATTACCACAACGCTGAGAGCACTTAGCCAGTTACGGCACCACACTTTGTCGCGGCTCCATAAATGCCCTCATCGTTGCACCCTGGTCTCTTCCCAGGCGTCAAACCGAATCGCCACGCTGGTTAGGCGTCTTATCAGCATCATCATTGACTTGCACATTCCGGCTACCTGGTTTGTTTGCCCGAGCAAGGAGTGGATTGTCCCCTTTAACGTCCCCAGACCGCTAACGACGCATGTGCCATACGCCGTGTTACAACCAAATTTTGTTAGTACCTTGTTTGTTTGTCTGGAAAGAAAGATAAAATGAAGTTGCGCATTATGCAAGTGTTTTTGTTGCGAGATATGCAATTTAAAGGGTAATGAAAAGCCACCTTTGGGTGGCTAATTGATGAGGAGGTAAGGGTTAATTGTGTCGCTTAAGGGTTTGTGACTGGCTGATTAAGACCTTTCCAAAGACCATAAACCGGTGTTCATTTTCGCTGGTAATTCCCCATTCACGGTAAATCTGGTTATCAGAAATCACCAGTAGTTTGTCAGGTATCATTTGCAGTCGTTTGACATAAATTTTATCATCAAAACCAAATACATAGATACCATCTCCATCAAACTGATTGATACTGACATCAACGAAGATGAGATCTCCTGGCTCAATGGTTGGACACATACTGTCCCCACGAACGTTGATAACTTTAATGTGATTGGCTGGCCGTCCGCCAAACATCGATACAGCATTATCAGTTCTGTATTCAATGGCATGAATCACATCAATGACATCACCGCCCTGGATAAGGCCATTTCCCGCACTGGCACTGACATCCAGCATTTCAATACGGAATACATCCTTCACCTGCGCAACATCCTCACTAATACTGTTTTTACATACAGTATTACTTTTGACGTCTGAGGTAAAGAGATCAGCAATATCAACACCTAAGCTCCTGGCAATATTACTCAGGGCTTGTTCAGTGAATTGTTTCTGCTTACCTGTTTCCAGGCGTGAGATATTCGCCGCATCCACTCCTATTGCTTCAGCGAGATCGGCGATTTTCATGTTCTTCGCCTGGCGAAGTTGTCTGACTCGGTTTCCTATGTTCATGCGTTTATTACATTTCTTTATTGCGCGTTAAGCAAATCAACTTGCGCAAAATATTTGCGTGAAATAATATGCTCATCACGCAATATGTGGAGGTCATATGCAATCACCATTACGGAATGTGCGTAAGGCGCACGGATTTACTTTGCAGCATGTTGCTGCTGGCGTTCAGGTCAATCCAGCGACGCTGAGTCGTATTGAAAGACTGGAACAAATTCCATCTATAGATCTTGCAGAACGTCTGGCCAATTTTTTTAAGGGTGAAATCAGCGAAATGCAGATTCTTTATCCGGCACGTTTTCAATCTAGCCAAAACCAGAATGGGTTTAAACCACAGGAACAGGAGGTAAGCCGTGGGTAATCATCACTGGAAAGTGGAAAAACAGCCTGAGTGGTACGTGAAAGCTGTCAGAAAAACTATCGCGGCGTTGCCGGGGGGTTACGCTGAAGCTGCTGAGTGGCTGGATGTAACAGAGAACGCATTATTTAACCGCCTTCGTGCCGATGGCGATCAGATTTTCCCGCTGGGATGGGCAATGATTTTACAACGTGCTGGTGGCACTCACTTCATTGCTGACGCTGTGGCGCAGTCTGCAAATGGCGTCTTTGTGTCTCTTCCTGACGTCGAGGATGTGGACAATGCCGATATTAACCAGCGTTTACTGGAAGTCATTGAACAGATCGGCAGTTATTCAAAACAGATTCGTTCGGCAATCGAAGACGGTGTAGTGGAACCGCATGAGAAGACAGCAATTAACGACGAGCTGTACCTCTCAATTTCGAAGCTGCAGGAGCATGCAGCACTTGTCTACAAAATTTTTTGCGTTTCAGAAAGTAATGACGCCCGCGAGTGTGCAGCTCCGGGCGTCGTGGCGTCGATTGCTTCTGGTTGTGGAGAAACTAACGCATGAACAGTTTAACAACACACTACCGTCGCTCGCAACTGATTGCGCTTCCTGTACCGGGTGGAAAAGCGAAGGTGGAGTATTGCTATGCAGTAAATGTACCAGGTGACAGGGAAATTGTAACCCACAGCTTTGCTGAGTGGGCTGTGGGGGATTTCAACCGGCAGAAGGAGACAGTCCTTTGCGACAAGTTAACCGCTGGTTCAAAGATCACTACGGAGTGCCCGTCAGAGTCATTCGTTGGGAGCCGGAAACACAACGGGTTATCTACCTCCGCGAAGGCTATGAGCATGAGTGCTTCAGCCCGCTCGAACAGTTTCGTCGTAAATTCAGGGAAGTAGAGGTCGGTCATGAGCACTAAATTAACCGGCTATGTATGGGATGGTTGCGCTGCATCAGGCATGAAATTATCCAGCGTGGCAATTATGGCCCGCCTGGCTGATTTCAGTAATGACGAAGGTGTGTGCTGGCCATCAATTGAAACCATTGCCCGCCAGATTGGCGCGGGGATGAGTACCGTCAGAACGGCTATCGCACGGCTGGAAGCAGAAGGCTGGTTAACGCGTAAGGCGCGTCGCCAGGGTAACCGCAATGCGTCGAATGTTTATCAGCTTAACGTTGCGAAGCTTCAGGCAGCGGCATTTTCTCAACTGTCAGATTCTGACCCGTCAAAATCTGACGCATCAAAATCTGACCCGTCAAAATTTGATGCGTCGAAATCTGGCAAAAAAGCGGGTTTTCACCCGTCAGAATCTGGTGGGGATCCGTCAGTAAAATCAAAACATGATCCGTCAGATAAAAAAACTTCTCGTCCGGACGCTTCGCAACCGGACACGCAGACGGCTGAACAGGATTTTTTAACTCGCCATCCTGATGCGGTTGTATTCAGCCCTAAAAAGCGCCAGTGGGGAACGCAGGATGATTTGACCTGTGCACAGTGGCTCTGGAAAAAAATCATTGCCCTGTACGAGCAGGCCGCCGAATGTGACGGCGAGGTGGTTCGTCCCAAAGAACCGAACTGGACAGCCTGGGCAAACGAAATTCGCCTGATGTGTGTGCAGGATGGTCGTACTCACAAACAAATCTGCGAGATGTACAGCCGCGTCAGCCGCGATCCGTTCTGGTGCCGTAACGTGCTCAGCCCGTCGAAGTTGCGGGAAAAATGGGATGAGCTTTCCCTGCGCTTATCGCCGTCCGTCAGCACGTACACCGAAAAACGCGAAGACCCGTACTTCAAAGCCAGTTACGACAACGTGGACTACAGCCAGATCCCGGCAGGATTCAGGGGGTGATCATGAGTCTTTTGAATGAAGTTCAGAAATACATTGAAGCCCATCCGGGGTGTACTTCCGGAGACATTGCGGATGCTTTTGCTGGTTACTCACGGCAGCGCGTTCTGCAGTCAGCAAGCAAGTTACGTCAGAGTGGGCGTGTGGCTCACCGTTGTGAAGGAGATACACGCAGACATTTCCCGCGCCTGACTGAGAGAGCGCAGGAGCCGGAACCACAACCAGTTCGTGAAACCAGACCTGTGCGCAATTTCTATGTCGGCACTAACGATCCCCGGGTAATTTTGTGCCTGACCCGCCAGGCTGAAGAACTGGAGTCCAGGGGCTTATACCGTCGTGCTGCAACGGTGTGGATGGCGGCATTCCGTGAAAGCCATTCCCAGCCAGAACGAAACAATTTTCTGGCGCGTCGTGAGCAGTGTTTACGGAAAAGCAGCAAGCGCGCTGTATCGAGTGATGAGTGGTATCTGTCAGGGAATTACGTGGGGGCGTAATGACGACGTTAACTCAATGCCAGCAGCAGGTGCTGGATATGCTGATTTCTTACCAGAAAGAACGTGGCTTCCCGCCAACCAATCAGGAGGTGGCAACCATGCTGGGATACCGTTCAGTGAATGCAGCGGTGGAGCATCTTCGCGCACTGGAGAAAAAAGGCGTCATCACGATAAAGCGTGGCGTGGCCCGGGGGATCACGCTTCATACCGCGGTGAAGGACGACGACAGCGAGGCGGTCGGTATCATCCGCGCACTGCTTGCCGGTGAGGAAAACGCCAGGCAGCGTGCAGCCCACTGGTTACATGAGAGGGGCCTGAAAGTATGAAGCTGATCTTGCCTTTCCCGCCCAGCGTGAACACGTACTGGCGACACCCCAACAAAGGGGCGTTTGCAGGTAAGAGCCTGATAAGCGCGGCGGGGCGCAAATTCCAGAGCGCGGCGTGTGCAGCAATAGTTGAGCAGTTACGTCGTCTGCCAAAACCAACGTCGGCACCTGCTTCAGTGGAGATCGTGTTGTTTCCTCCGGATAACCGGATCCGCGATCTGGACAACTATAACAAGGCGCTGTTTGACGCCCTGACCCACGCGGGTGTGTGGGAAGACGACAGCCAGGTGAAAAGAATGCTGGTGGAGTGGGGACCGGTTATCCCGGAAGGGAAGGTCGAGATCACTATCAGTAAGTACGAGAAAACGGCGGGTGCAGCCGCCTGATCAAGAGGAGAAACGAAGTATGAATAATCTGATGGTCATTGATGGTATTGAAGTTCGTCGTGATGCTTATGGGCGTTACAGCCTGAACGATCTGCACAGGGCTGCTGGTTCTCTGGATAAGCATAAGCCTGCATTCTGGCTCCGCAATGAGCAAACTGAACGTTTAATAAGCGAGTTGCAGATTTGCAACTCGGTCAATATAGAGCCAGTTAACGTTATTCGTGGCGGAAATAACCAGGGGACGTATGTCTGCAAAGAACTGGTGTATGCCTATGCAATGTGGATCAGCCCGTCATTCCATCTGAAGGTGATCCGTACTTTCGACATGGTAACCAGCGCACCGGAAAAATTATCCGGACAGGCTGCTGACAAGATGCAGGCTGGTGTGATTCTGCTGGACTTTATGCGCCGGGAATTAAACCTGTCTAACTCTTCAGTGCTTGGTGCCTGTCAGAAACTCCAGGAGGCTGTTGGCTTACCGAATCTGGCACCGCGCTATGCCATTGATGCTCCTGCTGACGCGCCTGATGGCTCAAGCCGCCCCACGCTGTCACTGAGTGCACTGCTGAAGCAGTATGGTATCCGCCTGACAGCTAATCAGGCATATCACCAGATGGTGAAGCTGGGGATCGTCGAGCAGCGCGAACGATACAGCCGTACCGCGATTAACAACATCAAAAAATTCTGGTCGCTGACAGCGAAAGGCTGCATGTTCGGCAAGAATATCACCAGTCCCGCAAATCCGCGCGAGACGCAGCCGCATTTCTTCGAATCCCGATTCCCTGAGCTGTTAAAGCTGCTCGATACCGTTCATTGAGGTGACCGTGAGAGCACTACTGACCCCTGAAATTGCCCCGCGTATGGGGATCGTATTGTTCAGGCCAGGTTCAGAGTTGATGCCCCTGTTTATGCAGGGGCGTGTCCTGCTGGAGCCTGAGCCGGAACGTTATTCATCTTTCGCCAGTGGTGCAGTTCCGGCGGCATCACAACCGCTGGCGGATGATCCTGCCGTTCGGGCCGTGTTCCGCAATGAGGCAGTGATCCGTCGTGCTGGTGGCGTGGAATGTCTTGAAAGCTGGTTACTTCGTGAAAAAAGCTGCCAGTGGCCTCATTCCGACTGGCACAGCGAGAACATGACCACAATGCGACACGCTCCGGGCGCAATCCGTCTGTGCTGGCACTGCGATAACCAGCTGCGCGATCAGTTCACGGAACGGCTGGAATCAATGGCAACGGATAACTGTGCCCGCTGGGTGTTGTCTGTTGTGCGTCGGGATCTCGGTTTTGATGACAGTCACGTTGTGACAATGCCGGAACTGTGCTGGTGGCTGATTCGTAATGATCTGGCGGATGCCTTTCTGGTGTTGAGTTTGATGGTTCCAGAGATATTACTTTAACCGCCGCGCATGTGGCTGCTTTTGCCAGAAGGGCAACGGATACATATGCCGATGCGGATGGTGGCGTTCCCTGGAATGCCGAATCAGGCGCTTACAATGTCACCCGCTCTGGCGACACCTATATTCTGGTTAACTTCTATACCGGAGTCGGAAGTTGCCGGACCCTGCAGATGAAGGCGCATTACAGAAATGGAGGTCTGTTCTACCGTTCCTCAAGAGATGGCTATGGTTTTGAGGAAGGCTGGGCAGAAGTTTATACCTCGAAAAATCTTCCACCAGAAAGCTACCCAGTTGGCGCACCAATCCCGTGGCCATCAGATACCGTTCCGTCTGGTTATGCCCTGATGCAGGGGCAGACTTTTGACAAATCTGCTTACCCGAAACTTGCAGCGGCTTATCCGTCAGGCGTGATCCCTGATATGCGTGGCTGGATGATTAAGGGCAAGCCCGCCAGTGGTCGGGCCGTATTGTCTCAGGAACAGGACGGCATTAAATCGCACACCCACAGCGCCAGCGCATCCAGTACGGATTTGGGGACGAAAACCACATCGTCGTTTGATTACGGCACTAAATCCACGAATAACACTGGTGCGCATACCCATAGTGTTAGCGGTACGGCTGCTTCAGCCGGTGCACATACCCATTCGATGACATTTGTTTCAGGTGGTTCCAGTGGTGCTCCGGGAAGTGGATCACCTGATTATTCTAAATACAGTGTTAACACTTCTTCTGCAGGCGCTCATACGCACTCTGTATCGGGTACTGCTGCAAGCGCAGGTGCACACGCACATACTGTCGGTATTGGTGCTCATACGCACTCCGTTGCGATTGGTTCACATGGACATACCATCACCGTTAACGCTGCTGGTAACGCGGAAAACACCGTCAAAAACATCGCATTTAACTATATTGTGAGGCTTGCATAATGGCATTCAGAATGAGTGAACAACCACGGACCATAAAAATTTATAATCTGCTGGCCGGAACTAATGAATTTATTGGTGAAGGTGACGCATATATTCCGCCTCATACAGGTCTGCCAGCAAACAGTACCGATATTGCACCGCCAGATATTCCGGCAGGCTTCGTGGCTGTTTTCAACAGTGATGAGGCATCGTGGCATCTCGTTGAAGATCATCGGGGTAAAACGGTTTATGACGTGGCTTCCGGCGACGCGTTATTTATTTCTGAACTCGGTCCGTTACCGGAAAATGCCACTTGGTTATCCCCGGAAGGGGAGTTTCAGAAGTGGAACGGCACAGCCTGGGTGAAAGATGCAGAAGCAGAAAAACTGTTCCGGATCCGGGAGGCGGAAGAAACAAAAAACAGCCTGATGCAGGTAGCCAGTGAGCATATTGCGCCACTTCAGGATGCTGTAGATCTGGAAATCGCAACGGAGGAAGAAACCTCATTGCTGGAAGCCTGGAAAAAGTATCGGGTGTTGCTGAACCGTGTTGATACATCAACTGCACCGGATATTGAGTGGCCAGAAGAACCAGACACCGTGTAAGCAAAAAAGAAAAACCGCAGACACGACGTATGCATGACGTGCTGCGGTTTATGCTTATCACTTAAAGACTCAAAAATTAGGTGAGTAACGGACCGGGGACATAGCTCCTTTTTTTCTTAATTCATCTGGTATTTTTTTTCCAAGATAAAGATTTGCTATTTCAGGTGGGGCTTCTCGACCTTCAAAACCATAGCGCGAACTTTGTGTTGCCTCAAAGTCAGGATCCTCGTCCCAGTATTTCAACGAAGGGAAATTTTCACGTGTTGATTTGAGCCATTTATCAGCAATGAAAACCCCTCGAACGATCCCCCTTACAGTAGCAAGAATGATTTCTGCTTGGCTGGCGCGAGAGACATTAATGCGCCAGCTAAATCGAACCGCATCATAAAGCTCTGAATCCTTTGCACTTCTGTTAACGGATATCATTAATGCTTTATGATGAAATGTTATGGTTTCGGGCTGATATGTTGCTATCAACTCTTTGACATGCGCGGCGCCGAATTCATTGCTGCCAGCACCATTCATGATATTCGTTAACCCAGGGTAGGCATCAATAAGTGCTGCTTCAACTTCGTACGCCGTCTTTTCATCAGTCATTCCGTGTCGATGGATGACATGGATAACTTCAAGTCCTGCTAACCTTATTTCTCTAATTTGCTTTAGCTTGTTGCTCAGTAACTCGTCATCATCAGTCGCTGCCACTTCACCGCGCATATGGGCAAATACGCGGTTACCTTTGCCTTTCCCTACATAGAAGGTGCTTCCGTCCCTCGGATCAATCAATCGGTATACATACCAGCCAAGGTGTTCAATTACTCCAGAAGGAAACTCAGTAATATCCATTTTGCAATATCTATGAAGAATTATTTGTGAGACGTATATTAATGATCATTGCAAGGGCTCACAACCAGTAGTGTTGAGAAAACCATCGGAGAAATGAGGCTAAGCCTTTGAATTTACATAGTACAAAAAAGATACTTTTCCTCATAATGTGAGCTAATTTTATGTTTCGTTTGATGATTGGACCGGTCTCGAAAACCGTAGACACATAGTATGCGTTAATTTATGAACAAACTACTTGTCTGCTGTTTTTCTGTCATTAGTCGTATATAGAATGATTCTCTATGCCTAACAAAGCATCACCAGTGCTAGATTACGTTGTAGTCACTGTTTAAATATCCAGATAAAACATTTCCTTCTGGGTTGAATGAGTGATAAAGTTTCACCCATTAGACCCCTTGGAGGAATTATGTCTGAATTTGAAGTGTTGGCACAGCATCTGCTGAAGGAAGCCGAGGCGGAAGAAAAGCTGCGACAGGAAAATGATAAAAAGCTTATCGAGAAAGTGCTGGAAATCTATGATCAGAAGTATGTGGCTGAATTACTGAGAAAAGTCGGAAAAAATGAGTGGAGCCGTGAAACCATTAACCGCTGGATTAATGGCAAGTGTTTACCAAAATCGTTGACTTCAGTAGAAGAGTCTCTTCTGCGTAAGATGCTACCAGAACCACCTGCAAACCATCCGGAATATGCTTTCCGCTTCATTGACTTATTTGCTGGAATTGGAGGGATACGGAAAGGTTTTGAGGCCATTGGAGGCCAGTGTGTTTTTACCAGTGAATGGAATAAAGATGCTGTGCGTACATACAAGGCCAACTGGTTTAACGATGAACAGGTGCATAAATTCAATCTCGATATTCGGGAAGTCACGCTGAGTGATAAAACCGATGTATTGGAAACGGATGCTTATGCATATATTGATGAGCATGTGCCGGATCATGATGTGCTTCTTGCGGGGTTCCCGTGCCAGCCATTTAGCCTTGCTGGTGTTAGTAAGAAAAACTCACTTGGTCGTGCGCATGGTTTTGAATGTGAAGCACAAGGAACACTTTTTTTTGACGTGGCACGTATTATACGAGCAAAAAAACCGGCAATTTTTGTGCTGGAAAATGTCAAAAATCTGAAGAGCCATGATAAGGGTAAAACTTTCAAAGTCATTATGGAGACCCTTGACGAGCTGGGCTACGAAGTTGCCGATGCTGCAGAAATGGGAAAAAACGATCCAAAGATTATCGATGGGAAGCATTTTTTGCCTCAGCATCGTGAACGCATTGTTCTGGTCGGATTTAGACGAGATCTGAATATTCACAAGGGGTTTACCTTGCGTGATATCAGTCGTTTTTATCCGGAACACCGCCCATCATTTGGTGAATTGCTGGAGCCTGTAGTCGACAGTAAATATATACTTACGCCAAAACTATGGGAGTACCTTTATAACTACGCCAAAAAGCATGCAGCCAAGGGGAATGGTTTTGGCTTTGGGTTGGTCAATCCTGAGAATAAGGAAAGCATTGCACGCACACTTTCTGCCAGATATCACAAAGACGGATCAGAAATTCTTATTGATCGTGGTTGGGATATGGCAACGGGAGAGGCTGACTTTATGAATGAGAGTAATCAGGCTCGTCGACCACGCAGGCTGACTCCCCGAGAGTGCGCACGCCTTATGGGATTTGAAAAACCTGGAGGGAAACCATTCCGTATTCCGGTTTCAGATACTCAGTCATATCGGCAGTTCGGTAACTCAGTTGTGGTGCCAGTATTTGAAGCTGTTGCCAGACTTCTGGAACCCTATATCCTCAAAGCTGTTTCTGCTGATGCTGGTAAGACTGGGCAGCCTTGAGAACATCTCCCGGCCTTTTAAGCCGGGAGTCAGCCTATGATAGTTCAGCGTAAAGCTCTATCAGCTCAGTAATGAATGCTCCGAGCGTTATTAATTCTTCTCTAACTGCTTCTGGGTATTTTTTATGTAAAGTTGATGGTACAACGAGTCTGACACCCGCATCTTTCATTTCTCGGTATTGTGCTGAAGAAACACCTTCTTGCAGTGTAAATAAATGTACCTGATGGATTTTATCTGCTTCATTCAGTATCTGACGCCAGCGATCTTTGCAGGTGGTCTTTACTGCCAGCATACGTAAGTTTTCTACAGGAAATTCAACGTTATGATATGCCTCTGCTGAAGGAAACAGGAAATCTGGTTTTTTATTACCTTCAGTAACTGCCTGAGTGGAGAAATGCCGTAGTCCGTGCTCGATAAAAAGCTTCTCTAGGTGAAGTTCAAGTGATTTGCCTGCCCTTGATTTACGTCGATTACTGACAGAGTTGGCTAATGCAATAAACTCATCTACAGAATCGAATCCTTTCTTAATAATATCAAGAACATGTAATTCCTCGACGAGTAGAAAAATATCATACTCGACACGCCGACGGTCAATCAGTTGCTCATCTGGATCCTTGGAGTTTTTAGCATAATGGCCAGCAGCATATTGAATAATTTCGTTTCCAGAAGGAAAACGCTTCTTCCAGTCTTCAGGAATAACATATTTATGATTTACTGGAGTTTGCTGAAGAGACAATCCGCCCAAAATTTGTCCGGCAGGGCCGGAAATTAGGGTTCCAGGTATGATTTCGCCAATAGCAGACTCGATGATATCCTCTTCATCGGGATTGACGCAGACCCATATATCTACCTCGGAACAGTCAGTGTTCTGTTCGTTTAACCTGAAAGCAAGAATTGTGAGGGCTCCTGTATTTTCAGGGTTCTGTAATGGACTTCCTCTCCCCCAGCGCGTAATTCTTTTTTCGTTTCGGGTCTTACCAAAATAACGGTTGTTGTAATAAATTGCGCGTGCTTGGGTATCAGGGCAATCATGGGATGATACATGCGCAGTAAGGAAGACTGAAGGGTTCAGTTCGCGAGTATGATTGATAGATGGAAAAAGCTTTTCAACGATATTTGAGGGGATATAAAGTCCGACCTGATGGCCACCTGTTGCGCCTGTGTCGTTTGCAGAAAGGCGTTTGATGTAGATAAAGTAATTCCCGCTTGCGATATCAAGCAGCCAGTTATGAAAAACCGACAT